TGCTAAATCACCTGATACTACCGTAGATGCATTTCTGATAGTAATAGTACCAGTAGTTGCACCAACTTGAATTGCAGTTGCCTCCGAGAAAGCATTTATTGTATTTGCAAATGTATCAAATAAATTTACTGTATGACTAGTAGTTGATACAATAACGGAATCACTAACCCCATTAATAACAACATTTCGTGATGACAATCCAATATGACTATTAGAAGTAGAGGATGCTTCAAGAGTAGTAAAATATATACTACCATTAGTATCCCTAATACTTAATTTATAATCACCATCATTAATGCGTATTTTTTTGGACATAATATTCCAGGATTAGATTGCGGTCAAGATAATCAAAGTCTCAGTTGAATCATCTTGCAGGGTCCATGTATAACGATTGCCAGCAAAATCTGTTGCATGATATCTGGTCAATTTTTTAATAGCTTTTTGTCCAGTACCAATAATAATACCAATTAATGCTCCTTCACCTTCTAATACATTAGTTAATTTGTCTACTAATACTACATTACCGACTTGTGTTTGAGCTGCATCGCTTACTCTGAATTTACGAGTTGCACGTTGTTTCAGGATATATCCATTGAATTGTCCTGCCCCAACATTTGCAATAACAGGCAAAGTGTTACCTGTATTTAATCCGGTTCCAGTGCCTAAGCCAACTGGACCAAACCATCTTTTATTTATTGGTCTTCCCATTTTATTTCTCCTATATTGAGTGTTCTATACTCTACGTGGTGGGTATCCACATAAATCATGATAGACATTAGTATTTATCTTTTATGAAATTTTATATGATATAAAAAAAAATCCCGCCGAAGCGGGATTCTTTTACTGATATATTTTAAAAAATACCTATTAGCTGAATACTGCGTTTTGGATAGAAACAGTACCTAAGTAATCTTTTGCATTACCTAGTGAGCTAGAAGCATTAGCTAACTCGATATAACCATAACGAGTCATGAAGCTAACTACTGGTTCAAATGTTGTTGGATCAAGAACAACACCAGAAGACATCAATGGGATGTATGGGCAATAGATAGCGGCTGCATCAGATTCAGATGGACCTTTGTAACCAATGATTACGGTGTCATCTTGTGCATATGTGTTAACATAAACTTTCATTGCATTGTTTAATGTACCAACAAATTTAGTATTGGTTGGTGCTTCAAATGTACCTTCGGTTGTACGCGCAAACGCAGATGTGGTCGCGGATTGTAGTATAGTCAATGCAGTTGGAGATACTACTGCCCAGTTACCAGCACCACGACGAGTACGTTGTGCAATGGTGTTCGCAGCACGGTTAATTAAAATAGCTAACGCAGCATGTTCGTCACCAACGAAAGTAGCAGTACCGGACACATTTGCTTGATCAAATGCCAAGTTGTTACCGTTATTTGATCCAAGAACTTTTAAAGATTGTAGAATTTCTTGGTCGATTTCAGCGGTAATTTCTTGTGCTAATGCAGCCATAATTTCTGCTTCGATATCAATACCTTGTTGAGCTTGTGCATCTTGTGCAGCTTCGAATGTCCAACGTGCACTTAATTTACGAGTTTTGGCTTCAACAGTTTGTTTCAAAATTTGAATGCTTAAACGTTTACCAGCCAAACCTTCTAATGCGGCAGTAGATGCGGCATTAAATGCGGTTCCATTTCCAGTTGAATAACCTTCCGCAATTTTAAATGGGCTTAATGCTTCTTCACCAGCAGTTGCGCCATATTGACCAGCAACGCTATCGGCATAACGAACACGCAAGGTATTTACTTGGCCAACAGGACCAGTCATAGGTTGAACACCTACTAATTCGTTTGCAATAACAGTTGGCATTACACGACGAATAACTGGTAGAATTACACGATTCAGTGTAGCAACGTTACCTGCGGAAGTGGCACCAACGGTAGCACTTTCAGTCAAATATTTTCTGGTATTTTCTAAAGTAACGTCAAGTACAGATTTTTTATTACCTTGCAGACCTTCAGTTAATGCTGCTTTGGTATCTGCCCAACGACTTGTTAATAGTTCTGACATTTATTTTCTCCTAATGTGAATTAATTAATTATTTATTGATTCCAGCAAGCCGACGAATGTCAATAATATTTGCATCGGGTTGTCTGCCTATTGAGCTGTCATCTTTGTTACCTGTTACTTCGGAAGACTCAGTTAATGTACGTTTTTGAGTTTTCTTTGTTGAAGTACCAGAAATTACAGCAGGTAAGTACTTCTCAAAACTTGCTTGAAGTTTTGATGTTTGTACACTTTCAAGTAAACTTGTCATGATTGCTTTATTATCTTTCGATAAAGGTGCTAATAATTCATGCATGATTTCTTGACGTTGTGTTGATTCTTTTAGTAATTTTACTTCAGAATCTTTATTTTCGATAATTAAAAGAGCATCCTTAACTTTTTCTTTTGCTTCCATGATTTCTTGATTTTTCTTATCAATAATTTTTAACAACTTAGAAGTTTCTGAATTTTCATTTAAATAGCTAGTTTGATATTCACTAGCAAATGCTTCAAATAATTTTCTACCGAATTCATATTTACGTGCATTTTCAATATCTTCTTTCAATTGAGTCATTTCAGATTTTAAAGATGATTCAACTGTAGATTCTACTAATTTTGCCGCACGTTTAATAAATTGTTCTTTTAATGCAGCAAGTGCTTCTTTACCTTCACGAACAAGACGAACTTTAGTATCTGCTACATCTTGTTTATCCGTGTAAAATTCAGCAATTTCATCAGCTAATGCTGATACTACAAATTCTTCCAATTTTACAAAATTAGAAGTCATTGATTTATGATCCTCACGCAATTCTTTTACTTCAGATGATAGCTGACGTGTAATGAATTCTTTCATTAAATCAGAATCTTGTTTCATTTTAATTGCATACTTAGCTTTCTGTTCAGCTAATTGTTTTCGATCATCTATAAATTGAGTAATTTCTTCTTTAAGATGATCTGATAACATTCTATCAACAGCTTCTACAATCAATGATTTATCATGTTCATAACGCTGTGCGAATTCTTCACGTAGTTGTTTAGTAACTGATTCTTTGTTTTCTGTTACTTTACTTGCCCACGCTTTTTCAATATCAGATTGAATCTCTTCAGAAATACCCGCTGTTTCAAATAGTGACTTTAACACATCTATCATTTTTCTCTCCTATGAGTAATTGGAGCAGTTTTGTTATTCACAAAACTCGTGGTATTCCAATCAATAATATTTATATATTGTTGATTATAATCCTTAATTATTTGCATAATTTTCGCTTTTTTAGTATTTCTGCCATATATTAGATATTATCGTAATTTAGAAATAATACCCAATAAACTTTCTTTTAAGAATTTCTGTGCTTTTGGATCACCAGTTAATTCTTTTGCCATTAGTAAAGTTCTATAACCACCTTTATTATTCATTAGTTGTTCATAGATTGGTTCTGGGTATGCTGATGGTGCACTTGGTTGTGCAACAATATCAACAGTAATAATTTCAAAATCAGAAACTTCACCAGAACCATCTTCTTTAACATTTCCAGAACCTCTAGAACTTACTCCAATTTTTACACCAGATTCTAATAAGGTTTTAGCAATATTACCTAATGGGGTTGGTAATATTTTCAATTTACCATAACCGTCATTTCCATTCATCCAAACATCAGTAATAGTATGACTAACACGGTCAAGATTAATATTTAAATCTTGTGGGTGATTTAACTCACCCAAAATTGAATAATCATTTTTTAATTGGTCTTGCATTGTTCTAATTGCACGTTCAATTTCTCTGACAGGATATACACGTTGATTTTGATTTCGAATACCACCTTGAATAATGATTCCTTTCATATATAATGATTTACCCATAGGTGAACCATTTATATCATAATCATCTTTAGACTCAATAATTGCCCTAGAGATTGATGGTGCCATATATTCAAATAGTTCTTTTCTCACGCTTTTCTCCTAGATAATTGACATGGAATTATTTTTTTCCACCAATTATACTTTTTTTGTTTTCACCGTTTTCACCGGTTCCTTTTTTCTCAGCGCCATGCCCTGGTTCTTTTTTAGTAAATGCGGTTTTACCGGCTTTACCACCTGGAACATTCACATTTCCGAAATTTTCTTCTCTGGTAGTTGGTTTTGCTAGACCACCTTGTGTACCGCCAGATTTACTATCACCACCTTGATCAAACTTTACTGCTTTACCATGGTCACCAATTTTATTTGGTTTAGCTAATACACTTTTATTATTTTGGCCGTCATCACCACCTTGAGCATATTGGTTGTATTGTTTACCCCCAACTTGTTCAACGTATTCGCGCATGAAGCTGTCTTTTAATTCATCTTCTTCGCCTTCTTCGCCACCGAAATCTTCTTCGCCTTCTTCGCCACCGAAATCTTCTTCACCACCGAAGTCTTCTTCGCCTTCTTCGCCACCGAAGTCCATATCATGGTCTTCACCTTCCTCTTGGCCTAGTAATTCTTCAAATTCAGCACGTAATTCATCTAATGCATCTTCAAGATCGACAACACGGTCTTCCAATCCTTCTGGTTCACCTTCGGTATCACCAAATTCGCCTTCTTCACCTTCTTCGCCATCCGCAGCTACATCATCTAAGAAATCATCGGATTCATCACCACCAATGTCGCCCTCTTCACCTCCGAAATCGTCTTCACCTTCTTCATCATCACCTTCGTACATTCCGAAGTCTTCTGCTAAAATGTTTTGGTAGATTTCACGAGACTTTTCTACAACCAATTGGTGGAAAAGTTCTCTTGCGGCTTCTTGGTCTTCATTGATAAGATGCTCTAACATCTGTTCAAATTTTGATCTGTCGGTCATATTATTCTCCTATAAACTGGACTATCATCAACTATTTACCTATATGTATGAAATATGAGCAATAAATACCCATTTTTCTATCATTTTTTAAAAAATATATTTATATGTTTTAAAAATTCTT